GCAATGTCACCTAGCCCGCTTGTGCCCTTTTGTAGGCCATCAGTGTCGAGCGAGGTGTCAAATACTAGGGTGCCATCTGATGCCATGGACTTGACCTCCTTACATTAGCGCGGAAGGGTTGCCTCCGTTCATGAGTAATTGAGTCAGGTCACTCTCGAGCTGCTGTCTGTCAGCTGACTGAGGGATCTCGTACAGTTTCTTCATCTTCGTGTAGTGCTGCCGCTGCTCTTTCGACATCTTCGACAATGCCTTGGAGTCGATGGAGCGGTAGCCCACGATCTTCATGAACTGCGTGTCCTCAGGCAGTGCTCTGAACAGTGCCCGAAACTGCCACCAATGGAGTGAAGTGCGCGCCAGGTCGATCTCATAAGATCCCAGGAACGCGGCGTAGATATAGTCGGCGTCGTACTCGTAGTTGTAGGGCGGATCCTCTGCGGGAGCTCCTCCTGCCCTCTGGTCGTCGTCCTCCTTCGCCTCAGCACCGCACCGGTAAAACCAGAGCAGCGCCGCGATGGCTTCGCGGATGACGTCGGGCGAGAAGTCGTACCCGGGGAAGTAAAGGTCGAGAGCTGTGCGGAGCTTCTCCATGTCGTCCATGGTGTCGTCCATCATCAGCTCCTCGAACAGGATCCCAGTGCGGAAGTCGGTGGTGATGCTGACCTCCTGGCCAGCCACCTCGACCGTCTCCGGCAGTCCGTCGATCAGTAGGTTCAATGCTTACGCTTTCCGCCGCCGTTCTGTGCGGCCGTGAACTGCTGCTGAGCCTGGATCTGCTGGCGCCTTGTTGCGGCGTTCTGCCGCTGGGTGTACTTGTTCGTGAAGTCGTTGAGCTTCTTCTTCTCACCCTGCGCCCAGTTCGTCAGATCCTCCACCGCTTTGAGGTGGATCATGAGATGGTGCTCAGCACCTGCGAAGACCTTGGCGGCGGTGCCTTCACCGAAGACGTCGTTGAAGTACTCGTCGATTGTTTCACACTGCTCGAGGATGCCATCCGCGAAGCGGTCGTACTTCTTGCCCTGGTTGGCCTGTGCCTTGGCCTGCATTTTTCTAGTTGCATCTTCATAAGGACCGGCGAAGTCCGCGTCCATGAAATCGCCCTCGAGTGATACGCCGTTTATTTTAATTTCCATTGTGTTCTCTCCTTTGGTCAGCGCTTAAAAATACGGCAGCATCCCGCGCTGTTGGGATGCTGCCGTCTGTCCGGTTCCTGCTATATTGTCAGGCGCACCGGATCCAGCAGTTGCTTCTTAGTTGTCGTACTTGCCCTTGAAGTCTCCGGCCGTGAACGTCTTGGTCACGGTGTCGAACTTACCGAGGACAGGATCACCAACGCAGTGGAGTGTTCCGCTGACGCTGATCTTCTCGCCGCCATCGCCTTCGATGTCGCTGACCTCGTTGGCCGTTACGAACTGGCGGGCAGTGTACTCTGCTTTGTCTTCTCCAGGTGTGCCGATCGGGTTGAAAAGATCGACGCGCACGTAGGTGTTCTTCGCTGCTTCTCCAGTGGCATGATCACGGCCCTGCTTGTAGAGTCTGTAGATCGCCTTCTGGGAAGGGATGAGGCGGCTCTCATAGGAGAACTCCGTCTCGTAGCCTGTGACATCAGTGGACGCTGTGGTCTCATTGATGTAGGTCTCGCTGTCCGTCTGAGCGTTTGGGCTCTCGTTCAACGATGTGAAGCCTGTGCCCATGAGCTCGTAAGTGTCACCGACTTCCATGTAGTCGGCGATGGCGTTACGAAGAAGGGCTGCACGGCTCTCGTCAAAAAGCTGTAGTTTCATCTTTCTGCCTCCTTGTGATAAATAAGTTCTAATTGTATCTGGTAGCGTGCGTTCCTCATGCTCTCGTCGAACATGTAGCCAGGCGAGAGGAGGCGCAGCTTCTCCGGGTGCATGCCCTGAGGCATGTCCGGATAGATGCCAGCAGCATCCTGAGCTTCCACCCAGTCGGCGAACTTCTCGTAGAAGGTGCTGTTGGCTATTGTCTGGAAGCGGTCCATGCTGTAGTACTCCCGGCTGCCAAAATTGAACTGGTAGCGCCTGTCAGAGCTGCCGTCGATGTATGTCTCGATGATCGGGTCGAAGATCCCGGTCTCGATCACGTACTCCAGCGGCTCATCGCCCAGCGCGTCCACTCTGAACACGCCGTCGCCCAGTAGCGGGCAGTCCTGGAAGAACTTGGCCACCGCTTCGATTATTGAATTAGCTGCCATTGTTATCCCTCCAGCATCCGCTTAATAGTTGCTTTGTGTTTGGTCTTCATACGCTCGAACCACATGCCGCCCCTGTTCGCGTCATAGCTTCGCGTCTGTGCGGTGTTGTAGTACTGCTGCTTCGCATACGGCGCGATGTACTTCACCTCGCCGCTGCCGATGACCGTGCCCAGTGTGCCGGATCTCTCCAGCGTACCAGTGCGCAGTGGCACCATCGGAGAACACAGTCGCAGCACTTCGCTGTCGATGATCTCCTGCTTCTTGCTGAGCACCTCGTTCATCCTCTGCGGGAAGTTTGGGCTCCACTTGAGCTCGACCTTGCCGTTCGGGTCCTGCATGCAGGAGCCCTTCGGCGTCTCGATCTGTTTGAACATCACGCGCCTCCGATCCGCCAGTGCTTCACCGCGTCCGTACCTCTGACAGTGTTGTCAGCGTACTCAGTGACACGGATCAGATCAGCCCGGAGCTCTCTCGCAAGAGCGTCCAGCTCTGGCTGTGTTATCGTCTCAGGCACGCGATCGCTGTGCGCCACGAGGATGTAGTCCCCTTTGCGCAGCGTCCAGTGGTTCGCCGCCTCCTCATCGCTCAGCGCCTTGTAGGTCGCCTCGTTCACGAAGGTGCGGTCGTCCTGCACCGGAGCGTCCAGCGGGATCCTGAGCTTGAACTGGATCGCCTCCCCGCTCACTCCTTTGGAGTGGCTGGATCCACGCGCCTCCATGTAGGAAGCCATGAAGATCCTGGTCGGCACGAAGACCTCGCGCCGGTTTGCTTTGTCTGTTCTGCCATTAAAGACAGTGATCACAGTCGCAGCGATCATCGCAGCCACCTCCTCCCATTTTGACCTTCCGGCCGAGCCATCCAGTCGGGAGAAGGTACAGTCTGACCGCCTCGTAGACCTTCTTGCGAAGAGCCTCCTCAGCTGTCTGGCCGTCCTGGGCTTCTGCCACGAAGCTGACGGAGTAGCCGTCGTTGCTCTCGGACTTGATGCCCGCAGTGCTGCCGTTTTTCTCGTGCTGGTAGATCACCTCCGCAGCGGCACAGACGGCCACCTTGATGGTGGCACTCTCCACTGCGAAGATGTCGCCGTTGATGTAGGTGAGCGCCTTGATGTGAGCCTCTGCCTGCATCTCAGCACGCGGGAAGCTCTCGGCGGGGATGATGCCGCCGAGGGTCTCCTTGTAAAAGTCATAGCTTACATACACGAGCTACACCTCCCATCATGCTGCGAGGCTTACGCCTGCGCCTGCAATACTGCAAACGGGAAGCGCTTTGCCTTGTCCTTCTCGAGGCTGTTGATAGGGTTCGGGATCTCCCAGCCCAGTCTCATCACAGCGCGGAGTGCGACCATGTCATTCTGCATGAGGTTGTACGCGATAGTGCCGTCAGGGTTCTGAACCACGCCCTCAGTGAAGAGCTTGAAGGTGATGTCCTGGCGGATGGAGTACACGAGCTGAGAGAAGTCGCCGGAGATCATCTCGGCCTTTGTAGCGTCCATTGCACCGTTGCGAGGGAACTGCATCGCAGAGCCGTCGAGAGTGTAGTTCGCGCCGTTCTGCATGCTGGACATGAACAGAGGGCGACCCTGCTTGTCTACGAGCTCGCGGAACTTCGCGCGCATAGTGATGTCAGCCATGTGGCCAGATACGAAGAAGCCGGACTTCTCGACCTTAGCGATCACGCCGTCAGTGCCCATGATGTCCTTGTAGAGGTCGCCTGTCTCCTTAACTACTGCGCCAGCAGTTACGGCAGAAGGAACGAGGCCTGCTCTCCAGTTGGTAGGCTTGCCCTCACCGAAGAGAACGGCTGCGTCGATGACCTTGCCGAAGGCTTCCTGGATGCGAGGCTTCACCTCTCCCCAGATATCATACTCGGAGTCGTCGAGCACTGCCTCAGGAATAGGCACGATGACAGCGATCTCCTCTGCGTAGATGACCTTCTTGTCCCAGGCCATCTTTGTGGTCTTCTTCTGGCCAGCGTCGCCGTCCACGAAGTATGCCACAGGAAGAGAGTCAAGCACTGGGAGCTTGGTCTGCTTGCTTGTCATGTTTGCGAGCTTACGTCCTGCGGAGAGTACTGCGGACTGCTCGATGGTTCCCTGGATGATCTCAGCCGCACGGTCCTCAGGAATGAGTGCCTCAGCGCCGGATCTGTCGATGATGTCTACACCATCGAAAAGCTGTAAGTTGAATTTTCTCATTGAATTGATCCTCCTTGTGATTATCTGCGAGCCGCTCTGCGGATCGCGTCGTTGATGCTTGCGTTGTCGCCCTGCTGCGAGCCGCTGCCCTGACTGGAGTCTGTGCCAGTCTTTACGCGGTAGCCGCTGCCGCCTTGAGCGTAGCGTGGGTTCTCTTTCAAGAACTTGGCCATCGCCTTCTCGAAGTCGAGCTTGTCGTCTGCTTCCATGAGCTTGCCGATCTTGAACTGGACGTAGTCCATGTCCTCAGCCTTCACACCCTTGGCCTGGAGTGTTTGGGTCTGCTTCATTGCGGCCAGCTCAGCCACAGCCTTGTCTCTCTCCTGCGTGATGGCGTCGACGTTTGGCTTCTGCTTCTCCTTGTTGGCCTTGTAGTCCTTGAGCGCCTGGTTGACCTCTTCCTCGCTCATGCCCTGCTGCTTGAAGTAGGAACTGAGCGCGGCCTTCTCGGCTCTCTCGGCTCTCGCGTTCGCGATCTCCTCGGCCTGCTGGAAGCTATAGCCTCCGCCATTGTTACCAGTGGATGCCTGGCCACTGTTTCCAGTCCCGGCTGCTCCGCCCTGAGCTCCCTGAGCTCCGGCGCCAGATTGACCGCCGTCGTCAAAAATCTGTAGGTTGAAGTGTTTCTTCATGTTGGTCTTTCCTCCGTTTTTATAATGTGCGTGAACATTTTCCAGCTCATTAAGCCAGAGCCGTCCGGGCATATTACAAGCAGCCGGGGCCGCTATAATATCGTGATCTCGCCGTAGCTGTCGCGGATGTTCTGCATCCCGATCAGCCACGTGTCCAGGAGCGCCTGGCCTCTGTCGTTCATCTGCATCCAGCCGATGCGGACGTGGCCTTCTCGCTCCTCCGTGTCTATCTTCATGCCTGCCACTGCGCTCAGTCCCTCGATCAGTGTGAGGGTCAGCGCAGAGACGGCCGCGCAGACGATGTTGTTGCCCTCCGGTACTCCGGCGGGTCTCGCTGCGTGGCCGTCTACTGTCAGGCTGCTCTGTGTCAGCGTGACTATTATCATTTTGTCCTCCTGAGTAGGTACCGGATCAGGTACCAGCACTGCTCGATGTAGCTCACCTTGCGGTAGCCCATTATGTGATCAGCTCCCTCTGTTTTTGGGCATGAAAAAAACCATCTCGCTGTCTCCAGCTTGGTGGTTAATTCTTGTAAAATTCTTTTGGTATTTCGTTTTTACTGGCGAACGCCTCGAACTCTTCATCGCTGAGTCCGTCGATATACGCGGCCAGCTTTTCGGTGTCGACACGGTCGTCACATATTAAGTTGTTCATGCGCTGCCTCCTATAATTTTTTGAATACGAAGCCGAAGTCCTCGGCGAGTCGCTTGAGAACTTCCTCGTCTCGCTCAATGCCATTATAGTCCTTACTGTGTCGAATTGCAACCATTTCGTCAATGTCCTGGATCGCTCTCGATGGTCCTGTGTAATAGTATATGCTGCCGTCGTGCCCTATAGTCAAGCCCGCAGCATCTTTGTGGCTGAGCAGCTCATTGATGTCCGTGATGCTTGGCGGCGATCCATGCGGATGATTATGCAGCATGAGCAGCTTTTCACCTCTTGCCTCTGCTCTCGCTACGTCATCCATGAACTTCTGATCCCTTTGGATGCCGAACGGCGTCTCCTGGTTCGTGATCTTGGCCACGTCCTTGCCGGTTGTCTGGCTGATCGCATAGATCTCCTCGGTCGTTTTGCCGTCTCTATGCGCCAGCATGTTCCTGGCTCTCTGAGCTGCAAGCTCGTCAGCTTTGGCGTTACCAGTAACGCCTGAGAAGCGCGCGGTGTACTCTTTACTCTTGATAACGGACCACTGCACAGCCTCCGCGCCTTCCTTCGTTCTTCTGGAAGACTCTCGTGCTGAGTTTGCTGCGTCCATATCCTTGCGGCGTCTCTCCTCCTGGCGCTCCTTTGCGCGGTTGATCTGTTCCGCCTGCCATGCTGCGTACTTCTGAGGGCTTGGCGAGATCCTGCCCGGTGT